TGAGTCCAATGCTGGCGAAACAAATTCAAACACATAATTAGGCTGCCCGTTGAGTGCGGCTTGAGTTACAATAATTGAGCCTGGCTCTGCACCTACACTGTTATCATTACGATTAAGTGTTTCTTCATCAACCACAGTGACAGGGTGAGCCCCATATGATAATGCTGAATATACTTCAGCCATATCTGAATAAACACTACGTTGAATCTGTGCAATATCAAAGATTGGCGTGTGGCCTATGCCTTTATATATTGGCGTGCTTTGATAAACGGGTCTTACGGGAACGTAACCCAATGGGTTGTCTTGTATAATCCTGTAAAAACCTTTTCCTTCTACCGATTCTATGAATTCAGCATTTAGAGGAACATCGATATCTTCTGCGTCATCACCTTCGCCTGTGGGCATAAAGATAATGTGCATTTCATCTGCTGTGATATATTGATATACTTCAAAATCTGGTTCTTCTGCTGTTCTAATCAGTATGTTGGATAATTCTAAATCACCATCTTCGTTGTATTTGTAATTCCAATTGAATACGTCTATTGGTTTGTGCATTCTCCATCTTGCGTATTCTGAATTACCTTTTTTGATACAACTTACCCACACAACACCAAACACTGTGGTAAATGTGTCTACCATGCTCATGAATTCATTGAGTGAGTTGCCTTCTCCATCTGCATTCTTTTTGAAATCGTTTACATCTTCTTGATCTGGTAAAACACGTTGAGGGGGTGTTCTAAATAATATTGCATTGTATTCGCTAGTGTATAATCGTGTGTACGGAAACACTGGAACATTGTTTAATTTTTCTTGATAAAAGTTGCTGGCGTATTGTAAGCCTGTCTCTGCTTCTGTTCTGCTGTTGACTCTGGTTACTTGGCTTTTGTATTTTGCTATCTGATTACCAAAATCATCTACGTCATATGTATTGATTGTTTCACTAGGTGTTGAATAATCATTATCATATGCTTTGAGATAGTTACCCTCTCTATATTCGACTCCACCATAGAATGATTTAACTGCTAATTGCCAGTCATCATAATATCTGTTGTATAACGGGTGTGTGCCGGATATAAAGTCTAAATAATTGAATTTATCTGCCAAGATAGTCTCCGCGGTATTTTTTGTACATATATGCCACTATATTTATCAAAATGAGTGTGTTTTAATCAAAATGCCTGCACGAACGACGGAGTTAGATTTAGAATTGATATCGATTCGCACAGGACTTTAAAATTTATAATGATAGGGTGTCTTTGTCTGTCATTTTTTCAACAGGTTTTTCAATATTTCCAAATATACCGGCTTTTTGTAATAATACCAACATGTGTGGCATATCCCATATTGAGAACTTATAACCTAGACTTTGTGCTACTCTACGCATGTGTTCTGGGTTTTTTGATCCTTTATACTTTTGTATTGCTTTCAATGTTTACTCCTATTGCCTGTTCATATTCTTCTTTGCTGATTGCATCTGCTGTTATACAACCTGTTTTCATAGCATAATTTTTCACAGCATTCATTACATCATCTTGACTATCGCATAAAAAATACTTATATGATTCTTTTATATTGTAATTTGCAATATTGGCTAGTGCATGAGGTTCTTCTAATAACCATTTGTAAGTGAATTTAACAAAAGCCAAATGCTTTTTATTTTCCGTCATTGTTTGGGGCATATTTTCCTTGTTTGAATATTCTATCAAATTTGTCTTGATAGTCATCACTAAATGTGTTTGTTCTAGGTGCAGAACCTTTACCGCCATGTGTTTGTCCATAAAATGGTTTTAAGCCATCTTTTAGACTACGTGCGGCTTTGAGTTCTGCTGATTTGTCAATTAACTTTTCTGCTTGTCTAACAGTTGCTTTGTCGAACTTTTCTGTTGCTTTTTTGTCAAAAGAATCAGTTGGCATCTCGTTTCCTAATTTCACTGCCGAATCCTGCTAACAGTGTTATTATAGTTAGCGGTAAAAACCATAATGAAATCATATCAAGCATATGACCCCATGTAAGACTAATTCCTATTAGACTCATTGTGTTTACACCCAGTGTTACATGTGTGCTTTCTTTGTTTAAATATTCTGGTAATTTCATTCTTGCTCCTTTAATCTTGTTGCCACGTAAATATATTTGGTTCCCTCTGGACAATTCCACAAATATTCTTGTGCATCTCTTTTGCAATTATCTAATTTGATATCCACAAAGGTTTTGAGATATTCTCGTTCTGGTTCTATGACTTTTATTATGTAATGAACGTTGCCCATATCTAACTCAAATTTTTCTGCTTATTTTTGCATAACTATTTATCTTGTCGATGCGAACCGGATACAGGTAATTGACTAGATAGCCTAATGCATCATTAAAATGTGAGAAATCTGTAGCACCATCCTTTTCCGGTTGGCGTGTTCCTTCTTTGTATACATGCTTACGTAAACCATTAATTAATTTAGTGCATTTGGGATCTATGGTTAATTTGGTGTGTCCATCTATTGTTTTACACATTGAATTTACACTTGCTATGCGATCTTTTATGCTGGGGTTAACTGCTCCTACACGTAATTTCATGCCGGCATTCTTAAGAATAATATGATCTGTTATACCACCAGCACTTGTTCTGCGTTGTGCACCTGAGGCATCCGGATACGCAAACATTGTTCTGTTTGGATATCTGCGTTGTATTTCGCTGGTCATTTCTTGAGTATCTGTGCCCCATATTTCTATTTCATCATATATGTGTAAACCTCTACTATGTTGAAAGCCTATAACAGCACAGCCCGGATCTACGTTAAAATCAATTCCTATGTGTAAAGGTATTAGTTGATTTGTAGCAGTACCAAATTCCATGGGTTTTATGTTGTGTTCACCGAATGCATAATATATAACACCTGAATAGTCAACAAATTCTGCTTGATACTCTTGACGATAGGTTCGCTCATCGAGGTCTTTACGTGCTTGTGCTAATTCTGCCTCACTTACCAGTCCACCTTGTTCTGTGGTGTATTGCCAACTGTTCCAATCATCTAGATGTTTTGCATTGTTGTAAATGTCAAACAAATAACCTTTGCCTTTTGGTGAAGATATAATAAGAGCAGATCCTTCTCGATCAGATAGTGTGGGACGTATTACTGCTTGCCATGTTTCTTCTAATTTGGGTATATCAGCCGCTTCATCTAACACCACATAGTCCAAACCTATACCTCTTATTGAATCTGGATTATCTGCTGATCTTAAAAATATAGTGCTACCATTTACCAATGTGATGGTTAATTCTGATTCGTTTATCTTTTTTGCCCAATTGCGTTCTTTGAGCATTTGTTTGAGATCTTCCCAAACAATCTGTTTTGCCATTCTGTAACTTGGCGCCACATACATACATTTTTTATTGGGATAACGAGCATGTTGTGCCAATGAGGCTATTGAAGCATAACTTTTACCACCTCTACGACCTGCTATAACAATTTTGAATCTTGCTGGATGTTCTAGTATTTCTTTTTGTATTTCAGTTAACTTCATATCTAAGGGCGAGTGGGCTAAATTAGAACTTAGGAATTTTAAATATTAATGGCTACATTAATGATTATAGCCCACTCTTTAATCTTGACCGTTACCTTCGTCAAGCCACGGTAAAACCTGATTACTTTCATTATTTATTGGATTATCTGTGAATCCTAACAGATTCTTCGATAACCATATTTGAATAGTGGCATTTTTCTTTTCTATTGCATTTTCCAACATGGCCAACATTAACTTTTGTTTTGTTTTACCTCTGGCTCGCTCTACTACATCGCGAAAGTTGTCTTCAAATGTTCTTACTTTACAGCCATAAAAGTCGGCCATATCTTTGTAACTCAAATGCAATCCTGCTAACTTTTCTACTTCTTCTAGGGGTATAACACGTCTATTCTCACCTCTACCGATTGCTATACCTTTGACTACTTTGTCTTCATATTTGCGTCTAGGTGTGGCATGGTATTCTGGCTTAGCACCATCGGGTATCTCTAGAATTATTTCTTTTTGTGCTATATCCTCGGAATTGGGTGTTTGCGGTGTTTGTTCAGTCAAAATGCTCTCCTGTAAGTCAGTATTATCGCTACTGTTCTGCGTAACTCTATTTATCTAACTTATGCCATTTGCCCAAATATTTTGTTTGATAACACCACTCTCCTCCCACACTTTTGCGATATTTTTGACGATTTGTGGGTGATTCCACTAATACATCATCTATAATGACGTATTCGCCTTGTTCACCTGATGTCATAGCACACACTTGTTTTATGGTGTTTAATTGTTGC